CCGTCTTTGTCAAGGTTGTAGGGGTAGGGGCTCTCCTCAGTCATGATCGTGAAGCCCTTGGGCGTCTTCGTGACAGACTTCACAGTGAGAACGTCGCCTGATGCTTGATCCTCGAACTGAGACCCGACAGGCCAACGATCTGGCGAGGGAACACCGCTGTCGAGAACGAGCGGATCAACAACGGAATACTGCTCACCCGTGTCGATGTTCTCCCCGGTCGGTGTGAAGTACAAGACCGTGCCGTTGTCAGTCGTGATGGCGTGGTCTCCGTTGGCTGCAACGGCAATCGTGGAGATCTTGTGTGTCTCGCCGGACCCGGTGCCCTGGATCTCCTGTCCCTCGATCCAGGTCTTCGGGTCGCCCGCTGGGTCTGCCGAGATGAGGGTAACCGGTGGCTCGGGCGGAGTCACCGTGGTCGTCGAGCCCTCAGCGCCCCACAGGTCTCCATCTTCGGTGAAGTAGAGGTCAATGACAGACCCGCTCGCCTGCTTCACCTTGACAGGGTAGGTGCCGTCTGCGTCGAGCGGGCTGACGCTCTCGACGGTGACAACGAAGGGCAGGGCGCCCGGAGAGTAGACGGGGTTCGTGATCGTCAGCGTCGAGCCCGGCTTCCACGACAGAGGCCCCTCTGCGTCTGTGACCTCGGTGATGCCTCCGGGCGCCGTCGGCAGTGAGCCCGGCGCTGCTGGCCCTGTGTAGGTCGGGTAGTCCTTCGTGAACTTCAGGTTCCCGGCAGGGTCGAAGAGGATCGGCTGCCCAAAGGTCTCTGAGGCGTCTGTCGGGAAGACGGCGACGGTGCCATCCGAGTGGATCTCGACCTTCTCGACCTTGTGGTGGAAGCCGAACAACTCGAACGTGTCGCCCGGCGTCCAGTCCTTCGGCAACTTCGTCGGCGCAAGATCTGCCAGCAGGTCGGGATCACCCGTACCGACGTCGGTCGTCTCGTCGAACAGCGACCAGTCCTGATCGAGCCACGTCTCCATGCCCCGGATCGCCTCGCGCAGCGCCTTGCGGTCCTCCGGGACGTGCTGATCCTTCGTCCAGCCGTTTAGCCGCTCGTCGGCCTTCCACAAGTGCCCGACAGCCGTGGTGACGGCATGCTTGACCTCGGGGTCGCCGGGGTTCGTCCCGTCCCAAGGGGAGTTCGTCAGGATCTGCTGAGCGTTGTGCATGCTCTTGACGACCTCGTCCCACTTGGCCTGGTCGTCGTCCCACTTGGCCTCCATGATCCCGTTCCACGCGGAGTCCATGAAGGCCCAGGGAGTCGTCAGCCACCGGCCGCTGTACTTGCCGTTGCCCTTCGGCACGCGCAACTGGGTCTTCCAGCCGTCGCCTGCAGCCGTGAGCGCGGCCCGCTTGGGCGCGTCAGCACCGATGATCGAACAGCGACAGTTGACGGTGAGGTGTGGCGGCGCAGTCGGGTCGCCCGGCATCATGAGCGCGAAGCCGCCGACGATGAAGGGCTCGTCAATCCGCCGGACCTGGCCATCAGCCTCGCGGTGCTCGATTCGCGTGCGCTCGTCGTCGGTGGCCAGCCACCGCTTGTGCGTGACGCCCTCGTCGATCAGCGCGGCCAGGGCGCCTGCGTTCTGCATCCCGGTGAACTCCGTCCGGGCGATGCGCTTGGCCCGGACAGCCCAGAGGGACTCATGCTCGCGGATCCGGTCCACAGCCTCGGCACGGACAGCCTGCAGGTCCTTGATCCTCGGGTCGTTCGCGTGGACGGCCATCCGCTCGGGCGTCCCTGGCGGCCCGAGGGGGTCCAGGATCGCGTCGATCGCGTCCTCGGCCTTCTTCTTCTGGGCCTTCCAGTAGTCCTTGTTCGGCTCCCAGGCCAGCCGCTCGGCGATGTCTCGCGCCATCTCCTGCGGCGTCCAGCCTTCGAGCGCGGCGAGACTCTGGCTCAGCCGCACCTGATCCATCGCGGCTTCGGGCAGACTTGGCTCGACACGACGGCTGAGCCGGTCGGTGACGGCTGCCAGGTGCATGGCACGGGCGTCGGCGTTGGCCGGGCTCGGGGTTGGGAAGGCGGCCTCCCACATGGCTCGAATGGTTTCAACAACGGGCTCCTGGACGGCCTCGGTGTACCAGTCCTGCAGCACTCCCAAGGCGATGACAGGCTGCACGTCCGTCAGGCGGCCTTCAGCCAGCGCCTCTCGGACCCCGGCGAGGACAGCCGCCAGGTACGTCTGCGTGGCCTCGTTGACCTGGCCCTCAAGATCACCCAACGAGGTCATGGAGCCGCCCCTCTAGGTCCGCAAACTCGTGCGGCTGCCGGGCCAGCACAAGCCCTCGCACGTAGTCGTCCAGCGTGGCTTGAAGCGCGGCCTCGACAACAGAGCAACAGCCGTGCTCGTTCACAAGCCGGGGGAGGGTCGTCCACGCGCCGGACAGGGCGGAGTCCACCATCACCGAGTCAGGCTGCCAGATCGTGTGTGCCTCGTGCCACGGCCGTCCTGTGCGGGACAGCGCCCCGAACCTGCTGCGCTCGACGCGCACCACCCGCTTGCCGATCAACTCCAAGGCCCGAACGACGGCGAGGTCACAAGCCGCCGCCAACACACGGATGTCGGTGCTCACGCCGGGGCCTCGGTCGGCGGCCCCTGGACGGGTCGGAGGGGCGCGGGTCGTGCCTGCTGGGCCGGTGGCGCCTGCTGAGCCGGTGGCGCCTGCTGCTGGCCGGGCACGACGGGCGGGGTGTAGCCTGTTGCGGGCGTGCCGTCGAGCAAAGCGTAGAAGTGCTGGTACAACTCTGCCAGGTTGTCCACCAACTGAGCGTTACCGGCGGCTACCTGCAGGGCTAACTTGATCGCCTGCTCTTGTGCGCTGGGCTTGTCCTCGTCAGTGAAGCCGCCGATCTGGCGCAGGACATCGTCGCTGAGGACGCCGACAGCGTGGAGTTGGCTCGCGTCGGCGAGACGGTTTGGCCGCTGCACGAGCAGGGCCACGTCGGCCCGGATCGCGTAGTCCTCCCAGTCCGCGACACCCTGCTGCTGCAGGATGGCCTGGTAGAAGGTCGTCAGCCCGTCACAGATCAGCGTCAGCCGGGGCTGAACGTGAACCTGAACAACCTCGTCTCGCACGAGCCAGGAACTCCAGTGATTTCCCTGAGACATCCCCAGCAGCAACTCGGGTGGCGCGTCCAGGCTGAGGGCCAGCCGCCGGATCGCCTCCTCACGGAGAGACTGGCTGTTCTCGTCGAACGGAGTGGCGAACGAGTCGAACCGGATCTTGGAGATCGCCTCGTCCGGGGCGCCCATCAGCAGAGGCACGACGGCGCTAGCCGCGCTGCGGTCCTCGATCGGGGTGAGCATCCCGGCCATGATCGCGTTTAGCACAGGGTTCTCGGTGTAGGAGACCTCCGCCTGCGCGACGGCGCCGCCACCCTGCAGAATGGAGTTCGGCAGCCAGTAGATGCCCGCGCCCGCCAGCCTGCTGTCGATCTGGCTCATCAGGTGCTCTGAGAGACCGACCAACTCGCGAAGGATCGGCAGGGCACTGCGGGTCGGGCTGTCGGCCTCACGACGGTTGGCCGGGTGCGGGTCCCAGATCCGGTCCAGGTACACGTCGTCGAGCGAGTACCGTGGACCGTCGAGAACCTGGACGTGGCCCGGCGAGAAGGTGAGTTCCCGTGTGCTGTAGACCCGCCACTCGGGCTCGCCGGTCTCTTCGCTTGGGAACCCGGCGAGGTACGCCTCTCCGGCGACGAACAGGTTCACCCCGAGACGGCGTACCATCTGCGCCTCGACGAGCGCCAGGGCCTCGGTAGCAGGGTCACCGTCGTCTACCCGCTCCCCGGCCCGCTCGACGAACAACTCCGCCTCGCTCATGCGTTGTGCCAAAGCGTTGGCGACGTAGCGCAACTCGCCGACTTGATCGTAGAAGGTCCACGCCTCGACCTGCCAGGAGTCGGCGGGCTTGTACCGGGCACGCTTCGCCTTCGAGACCGGCTCAGCAGAGGCTCGAAGCCTGCGGTCGGTCGTCCGTGGCCCGTTGTAGGCCCACGCATCCTCGGACGTCAGAACAGCGGCCACTTGTCGGGGCCTGCCAAAGAGCGCCACGGTCGAATCCTACCCCCTTCTCGCCCGAGAATGCACGCGTCCCCGCTGAACCTTGCCGGTCGGCACGAACGGGGTGACGGTGCCGAGACGCCGAAGCCGGGTCAGTGCCTGGCTGGTTGCATCTACCTGATCATCGTAGGGTGCGTTGGGGAAGGCCCGCATCTCACTCAGGAAGTCCGGCAGCCAGTCGGCCAGGGCAGGCAGGTACACGTTGCCCGCCTCGACCTCGGGCGTGATGGCCCGCGCCCGCGCCTCCTTGGAGTCGGTCGGGTTGATCGGGATAAGGCCAGGGATGCGGGCCTTCAGCACGTCGATCACGGCCGTGCCGTTGGCCTTGTCCTCGACGATGTGCTCGTGCGCCCCGCTCGTGGCGATGAAGTCCTCCATCACGGCCAGCGTCTCCGTGAAGGAGAGCCGCCGCCGGACCTGGCGCAGCAGGTAGCGGTCGGCACCGGCAACGCCCCACTCCTGGCCGACGACCCAGTCGCTCTCCTTGGTGCTCTTGAAGGCGCAGTCCCAACTCGTGATCCGCCGCTCGAAAGCCAGCCCGTCTAGGTCGCCGGGCCGCCAGTACTGCCACCAGTCAGCCTCGAACACTGAGCCCTTCGCCGACGACGGCCGCTGCTGGTACAGGCCCTGCCAGACGTAGGAGCCGACGCCCCGGCGCACGTCAGCCCAACGGGACAGCGCTTCCTCGGTGGTCTCCGCCGGGTTGAGCGGGCTGAGCAGAGGCTCGCCCTCACTGCGGCCCAGGATGTCGGGGCCGAACGGCTTCTTGGTTCGCGGGTCGGTTGCCTCCGGGTCCTCGGCCAGCGCGGGTAGGCTGATGACCTCCCACGCGGCCGGGTCACCCTCGTACTCGTTGCTGAGCAGGCGGCCCACAAAGTCGTCCTCGTGCCAGCGGGTCATGATCGTCACGACCAGGCTTGGCGGGTGCAGTCTGGTGCGGCTGTTGGCTAGCCACCAGTCCCACACGAAGTCTCGTGAGACCGGGCTGTGCGCCTCGGCAAAGTCCTTCACCGGATCGTCAATCAGCATCACCTTCGCCCCCCGGCCCGTCACACTCTCGCGGATGGACCGGCTGAGCATGACGCCACCCTCGGTCGTCTCCCACTCCTTCGCCGCGCCCGCGTCGGCCGCCAGAGCAACACCGAACCGCTCCCCGTGTTCCTCAATAAGTCGTCGTGCGTGCCGCCCCCACCCGGCCGCCAGGGTTGGGTCGTGGCTCAAGAGCATCAGCGGCCAGTCGGGATGCCGGTGGAACACCCAGAGCGGGAAGTAGACGGACAGGAGCAGGGACTTGCCGTGCCGGGGAGGAACCGAGATCGCCAGGTAGCGGCTCTGCCCGCCCTCGACGTCGTGGAGCGCGTGTGTGAGCCGGTCGGAGATGTGCAGCAGGTGGTCACGGAGAACGTAACTCTCGTCGAGCCCCCGTGCCAGGGCGATGGGGCTCGCCCACTCGACGGCCGGTGCCAGGTCACCCGTCAGTCGGTCTTCGAGCGCGTCGATCCAACTCGTCACGCGACACCCTCTTGTGCTGCCTCCAACTCACGGATCTTGGTGAGGAAGGTCGCCGTCACGGCTCGCTGCTGGTCGCTCGGGAGCCCGGACTCGGCGACGGCGGCGGCCAGCGCGGCGGCCATCAGGGTGACCTTCTCTTCCTCGACTTGCACGAGCCGGGCGTTCACCATGTCGGCGAAGTCGAGCCCGAACATCTTGGCCCGGCGCTCCAGCACCTTGATCGCGACCTCGATGGCCCGTGGCTCTCCGAGCATCACCCGTGGCCAGATCGACTCCTGCATGGCGTCGATCCGCAGGGCCTCCAGGTGGATCTGCACCTGGCGGCTCAGCAACTGGTTCTCGGGCCGCTGCATGGCGTTGTGGAAGATGCGGCTGGCGTTGGACCAGCCTTGCTCCCGCTCGATCTGTGCCAGGCTCTTCCCGGCCAGGCGCTCTCGGAGACACAGGACCTCCTTGTCCCGTGCCTCCCGTAACTTCTCAGGGCTCGCCCCTCTGGTCATGGTTCCATCATACCCTACGGAACCCGGTTCGCGCCGTCCCGAACGGGGTCTTCGCAGCGGTGCCGTGGTCCACAGTAGCCCTTTGTGGCCCACAGTAGCCCGAAAATCGGGAGTGGAGTACACCCCTTTTGACACCACTCTCCCTCCTAGCTACACTTGTAAGAAGAACTATTTTTTTACTTTTTTCTTTTGTTCTAGTGGAGTAAGAGTGGTATAAGAGTGGATGTAAAAGTGGGGTAAAAAGTATACCTGATCAGTGGAAGTGGTGTAAGTGGTGTAAGAAGTCATTGATCCCACAGATCAGGGGGAAGAAGATCAAAAGCAGGATATGGGACAAAGGGACGCCAGCAACACCACTTCCTTATCTTACGTTTCTTGTCTGTAGCCTTTTGGGCCTACCGCGTCCAACTGTAAGACTCAACTTGCGTTGCCGCACCGGACCCGCTATGCTGTCCCTGTCGCGTTGGCCACGCGACAGGGATTGTGTCCCTCCTCAGCGGTGGGGCCGGGCTGTGGGTTCCTCCCTAGGCCCGCGCCCGGCCCCCTGCGGAGGGAGGGGCACCCGAGACCTAGGGAGCGCCACCTGTGACCCAGACCATCGTCGTCGCCCTCGCTGACCGCAAGGATGCCAAAAACTGGACGCAGCGGGAGACCGACTGGCCGGGCTACCTCGCCTACGCACGGTTCGACGATCCTGCCGACTACAAAGAGTGCGGCGCGATCCTGTCGGCCACCCTCCGCAACACGACGCGCACGAAGGACACCGTGGTCAACCGCTACGTCGTCACGATGGACGTGGACTACCCGACGCCAGACTTCTTCGCCGACCTCCTGCTGACCCTGCCCGACACCGAGTTGGCCTGGCACTCGACGTGGTCGTACACCCCTGCCACCCCCCGCTACCGGCTCCACATCCCGCTCGCCCGTGACGTCACCCCGACCGAGTACACCCGGCTCACCCGTGCTCTGGCGCACAACATCGGCCGATCAGCCTTCGACCCGTCCAGTTTCGCCCCGACGCAGTACGCCTTCCTCGCCAGCACCCAGGACCAAGCCACCTACGTCCACGAGATCCGGCATGGCGAGTGGCTGGACCCCGAGCCGTGGCTGGCGATGTACCCGGAGGAAGCCCGTGACACGTCGTTGGAGCCCGCCGAAGGCCCGCCGACCCCCGCCCAGTGCGACAAGGCCCTGACGATCCTCCGCAAGTACGCTGATGAGATCCGCAACGGCGTCACCCGCGACGGCGTGGAGGTCACCCGCAACAGCGGGCTCATCGCCCGGCTGCCCGTCCTGCTGCGCTTCGTGCTGGCCGGTGCGCTGACCGGCGATGAGGTCTACGACACGATGCTGGACGCCGTTGCTGAGGCCCCCGGTGACCACGCCTTCACGCTAGAGGAGT